ATAGTAGGTGGCTTGATATCCTCACGGTCAGCTAGTAAAGCACGAAAAGCTTCACGTGCCGCAGAGGCTAGATCACGTGCTGACTTAGAGAGAGCGTTTGGTGAAATAAGAGATCCATCAGATGTATTAAGGGAAGCTTACGGCACTGGTATTTATAGCCCCGAAGTAATGTCAACTATTATTGGTGCTGAAGAAAGATTACTTCCAGAGTTTCAAAGGCTAGGAGAAACAGCAGCTAGAGGTGTCAGCGAGTTCCAAGAAGCATCTAAGCTACGTCAGTTAGGTCTATTAGGTCAATACGGTGCAGATGTAAGATCCGCATTAGAAGACCCACGATTAGCTAGATTAGCTGAGTTAGATATAGCCGAAGCCGAAAGACTTTCAGCAGAAGCTGGTGCTCCACTATCTGGAGAAAGAGCTAGACAAGCAGAACAAGCTGCTTTACAGATGGCAGTACGCCAAGGTCGAGGTCGTGGTCAAGGAGCTATTGCTCAAGCAGTACTAGGTCGTGCTGGTGCTTCAGATGCACTATCTCAGTTAGCTGGTACTGCTCGTCAAAGAGCTTTACGATCAGCTTCAGCTGCTCAAGTAGATCCATCAGCATTTTTATTGAGACCTTCCTCTACAGAAGAACAAATATTCTTACAGAGTAGACTAGGACCACAAATAACAGACCCCGGACAAGCTATTAATGTAGGTTCAGCTAGGGATGTACAAAGAGCTAATATCCTTATTGGACAAGGTGCATTATCGTCACAAGCCGCAGCGGCAAGAGCCGGTATAGCTGGAGAACAAATGTCTACATTAGGTAGTCTTTTCGGTGGCGGATTTGGAAGTAGAGGAGCACAAACACAGACACAAACACAGACACAAACACAACAACCATTTCCGGGATTGACTGGAAACCCAGCAACTAGCATATTTGGAGGAGGGTTGACTGGAGATCCTACTACAAATATATTTAGTGGATTTTTCGGAGGATAATTTATGCTACAAGGATCAACACCAATTAGACTATCTCAACTCGATATAAGCCCCGCGATTCAAGCTGGGGCTTTGGAGCAACAAGCTGCTGTGAACTTAGCGAGCAGTGTGAATCAAGCTATCAAAGACTTCAGCGATAAACAAGAAGAGAAAAAGCAGAAGAAGATGACTATAGCTGCTTTAGAAGAACTTGTTCCCGGAATGAGCAAAGAGTTCTATACAGCCGCAGCTGGAAACAAAGATTTACAAAGCAGTCTAATTGATGCACAAGTTGCTAGACAAAAAGCTGAAGATCAAAGATTGACTCAAGGTGCTTACTATTTATCTCAGTTCCCACAAGAACAAAGAAGAGCTGTGGCTGAAGAATTAGGTCTACCTCTACCTCCAGAGCCAGAAGTTCCAGAAGTTATACCATTTGATGTAGAAGGGTTTGAAACTAGAATCATTGGAACTGGAAACGAAAAATTAGCAGAACAATTAGAAGCAATTAAACAGAATCCAGATAATCCTCAAAATGCAACAGCATTAGAGTTGTTAGGAATGCCAGCAGATGCTATACCTTCTTACTTGGAATCACTTAAAGCAGCACGAACTGAAGAATTGGTTACACCTACTCCTACGGAAGAAGTAGTAACAGAAGAACCAGATGATTCAGTAGCAGAAAGTCTTTTATACAGCCCAGTAGTCGAAGCTCCCTTAAAACTTGGAGCTGATGTTTTGGGTCAATTTGTAGATGTGCCATCTGCTTTAATGAATCTCGCAAGACCAGAAAGTAAAAAATACAAAACAGTATATACGCCAGATGCACCAGTTACTCCATCTTTAGGCAGTGAAGGATTAAAGCAAATACTTAGTAGAACAAGAGAAAGTTTAATTGTACCAACTTTAAAAGCACTTGGTTTTATTGAGGATTAGCAATGGCATTAGATCTAGAATATTTAAGGCAATATAAGAGTCAAACAAGTCAGCCTACTGGAGGTCCGACTTTAGACTTAGAGTACTTGAGAAAAAAAAGAGAAGAGGAAGAACCTTCTTTGGCTAAAATAGGTGCTGGCTTTGTCACAGATATAGCTATATCAGAAACAGCTAGATTAGGTGGTGCAGCCACTGGAGCAGCTATAGGTACAGCTTTTTTACCCGGAGTAGGCACTGCAGTAGGGGCTGGCATAGGCTACGTAGTAGGGGCTCTTGGCGGAGGTGCACTAGGTTCTAGAGTACGCCAAAATATAATCGATCCAAATGCTGAGTTAGACCAAGGTCAAATGGTAGCAGATGCTTTGATAAACCTTATACCGGGAGTCGGCGTAGGTAAATCCGTAGTAAAAGGTATAGCTTCTCAAGCAGCAATAGGTGCTGGTATTTCTGGTGGAGCTCAAGTAGTAGAAGCTATTGTAAACAAAGAGGAACTTCCTACTTTAGAAGAACTAACAAAAGCTGGTATAACCGGAGCTGTTCTGGGTGGAGGATTAGGACTAACTGGAAAAGCATTTGAAAAAGCGTACACTAAGTTTGCTGGTATGCCTACTCGTAATCTGACTGAAGCATTTCGCCGAGGTGATCCAGATGCTAAGATAATTGTAGATGGAGTAGAGAAAACATCAAAAGAGTTCTCCGATGAAGTAGCGAAAAGATACCAAGATATTGGGATCAATATCAGAGAAAAGTACGATGATGAATTTATTAGAGCAAAGCTATTGCAAGATATATCTGCTGGTGGTCAGTTAAAAACTGAAGGAGGAAAACTAAAAGTTACTTCAGATGAAATGGATTACTACTTACAAAGAAGATTAGCAGAAGGTAAAATTGATGCTAAACTTCAAAGAGTAGAAGATGAGATAAATTTAGATGCTGCATTTTTATTAAACAAATCAGATGAAATAGGGAAAACTACATCTGAGTTATCAAAAGGCATCAATGATTATTTGTACGCTAAACACGCAGTTGCTTACAATAAGGCTAACCGTTTGAAGTTCGGCGGAGATGGAGCTGCTGGTATATCTACTCAAGAAGCGAAATCTATAATTAAAAAGTTTGAAGACAGTGGATTAGATAAAACACTAAAGAACTCTATTGATAACAGAAAGAAACTTTCCAAAGAGATATTAGATACCTTAGAAGAAGGTGGACTTATATCAAAGAAAGAGGCAGATAGATTACGCAAAGAGTTTCCGGATTACGTGCCATTGAATCGTATAATGGATACAGATGACGTAGCTGATGCTCAAAAGATTTTAACTTCTAGTTCTACTAGATACGAAACACTACAAAGCGGTGTACGTAGGGCATTCGGTTCCGAAAGAGAAGTATCAGATATAGCACAGAATATCGTAGATAATCTAGGTGGTGCAGTTCGCCGAGCTGAAGTCAATAAAGCTAATCTAGCTTTTGTTAAGTTACTTAGATCCAATGCTGATACTGCTAAAAACTTAGGAATAAAAGTACGAGAGCCTAAGATTGTAGGAACTCAAGTAATAAAAGATATGTCCGAAGAAGCTCAGTTAGCTAGGTCATTAGGAAAGAAACCAAAATCACAAAAGGTTCCTATCTACGAAAGAGCTGATAGAAATGTCCTTACAGTTTTTGAAGACGGCAAAAGATTATTTGTTGAGTTCGATGATCCTACATTAGCTAGAACATTCAAGGGTTCAGATAAAAGGGAAATGAACTCAATCCTCAAAGCGATGTACGGAATGAATAGATTCCTTGGTGGTATGTATACTCGATTATCACCGGAGTTCGTTGTACCCAATTTGTTCCGTGACCGTTCTGAAGCTCTTGTAAATAATCTAGCTAAGATGAAGGGACTACAAGCACTCAAGACTCTTAATCCTATTGAAGATATGAGAGTTATCCGCCGAAATATATTCGGAGGAACGGCTGATAGTCCAAGACAACAGCAGTTAGATTTATTATACAAGCAATTTAAAGAAGATGGTGGTAGTACTGGTGGACTAGGATTAGACACTATTAAAGACATTGAGAAAAGAATGGATGAATTATCTAAGAAACTTAATGCACCCACTAATACTAAAGTAAAAGCCTTGAATGATTTAATTAATAACATCAATGAAATCGTTGAGGATTCTACTCGATTTGCTACGTATAGAAATGGATTAGCTTCTGGTATGACTAGAGATCAAGCTGCATTTGCGGCTCGTAACAGTTCTTTCGATCCTAAGCTAAAAGGTAGAGAAGGAGATGCACTAAAAGCAATTTATCTATTCTCTAATCCAGCTATCCAAGGTGCTAAAAACTTCTTGAGAAGTATGAAGAATCCAAAGGTTGCGGCTACTGTCGGTGGTGGATTGATAGCTGTTACTACAGCTCTTGATAAGTATAACTCAATGATAGATGAGGACTACCGTCAAAAGATTCCTAAGTGGAAGCTTGATAAGCACTTAACTATTGTAAGAGGAAAGAATGAAGATGGTTCTTTAGATTATCTTTCTATTCCTATTGGTTACTCTATGGTTCCGTTTAAGATGGCTGCGGATTTAACTCAGCGTATTGCTAGACAAGACGGAGAACTAGACAGCGTAAAAGAAATAGCTACAAGCTTTGGTCAAGCTGTTATTGATTCATACAATCCTATGGGAGGCTCTCCGGTTCCAACCATCCTAAGACCTATGACTGAGTTAGCTCAAAATAAAGATGGATTAGGTAGAGATATTAGACCTTCTTGGTTAGAAACTAAAAATATCAGTGCAACTGAACAGATATTTCCTTGGACTGCCGATACTCAAGGCGGCGAGTTAGCTATGTCAATGGCAGATCAATTAAAAGATATGGGATACGAAGTATCTCCAGAGAATCTATTGTACTTATATCAGACTTATACTGGAGGTCCCGGACAAACGGTAAAAAGATTATTGGATCTTACTTCAAAGATGTACAATAATGAAAAGATAAATAGAAATGATGTACCAATCCTTAGAAGATTTTACGGAAGAACATTCACTGATGTATTCGAGAAAAGAACTGGTGACAGATCCATCATAGAGAACTTAGAGAAACAAGAAAATACAGAATCAGCTAAAGCAAGTAGAATAGCTTCTCAAATACTAAGAAGATATAATGAAGCATCTCAATTTGATAAGCAGTTTGTTCTTATAGAGCAACTATCTAGACCGGATGTAAATGATGCGGTTCGCCGAAGAGTACAAACTAAACTAGATGAAAAAGCAAAAGGATTAACTTCTATAGATAGACAAGCAAAGAATTTAACAGTAGCCAAGAGAGCTGAGTACTATAAAGAAAAAATAAGTACCTTACCTCCATCTCAAGTACAGTTATATATCCAAGACCAAATTGAAAAAGGTGTAATGACACCTAGAGTTCTTGAGGTAATGAGAGACACAGAGTCATTCAAACAATTCTTTGGGCAATAAAAAGCCCCCACCGGAAAACATAAAAAACGGTGAGGGCTAGTAGATAATGGTTAACAATAACCGAACTAACAGAACTAAGACATATTAGAAAGTAATTCTTTGAGGTGCTTCTTCTGATCTTGTAACTCCTTGCGGCGTTCTTCAAGAGCTTCTATGCGGTAAGAGATTTGACGTGACTCCATACGGATCATATCAATGCGAGTTTGTAGGCGTTCTGTGTTTTCACTCATTATCTTTTAGTTATTTGTAGGCTTAGTGTAAAGTTCAAGAACCCTACTGATAGCCAAATTATTCTGTCCCCTTTGAGTCCATCCACTTCTACGAATAAAGAAGGGAGTATATAAATTTCGGGAACCTTAAATATATGTAATCTCATAAATGTAAAATAGTTGCGTCCTTTGCCGAGAGGTATCCTATTGGCTTCTCCGACTTCCCTTGTTTTGTGAACTCTGTGGAGTTCGGTAATAGTTTCGTAGTCCATTTGAAATCATAATCCTTTCTAGTTAATTTGCTGATGTTGTAAAGATAAACAGTTTTGTTTACTTCCGTCAAGAAAATAAAATCCTTTTTGAGATTTTTTGCTATCTCCATATTCGAGTTGTACTTAATGGCTTCAATGAACCACGGATCCCAAGCTTGAGATCTGCACTTCACTTCGATAATGTATTTGTCGCACTCAAAATCGAATGGACTGAACTGGTCTTCTGGTTCAACCAAAGTACCAAGTTGGGGATAGAGTTTTTCCAGTCCTCTTGCGACTGCTCTTTCTTTGACTTTCATAAATTAAAAGATGTAGGCGGCGAAAGGGAATATGATTGAACCCACCGCCGTCTTAATAGGCGGACTACCTACATCAAAGTATTACATAAACAGACCTTTATTAGTGTAGAACTTGAACTTACCTTTCACGTCTCTCTCTCCTTCTCTGTTCTTTGCTACGTTGTACTTCATACTGATATAAGATCCTAATCCGTCAAGTCTTTTCGATGCTTCCACGTCATCATTTTCTGCCCACATAAGAATGATTACGTCCGCATCATTTTCAATATCTCCGGAATCCTTGAGGTCGTAGATAGCTAGACCACCTTCTCGGCGAGCTCCTTCTCGATTTACTTGAGAAAGGAGTAGAACTCCTACCTCTAGCTCAAGAGCTAGTTGCTTGATAGTATGAGATATGTTAGCGATAGCATCGTTCTTACTTTGGTTGCTTGAATTAAATGGGATAAGTTGTAGATAATCTATTACTAAAAGTTTTACGCCGTATCTGCGTACCATAGTCCTTGCGTGCGAGCAAAGCTCTCCAATGTTCTTAATGCTGTGCACTGTATAGATGGGCATACTCTTGAGGCTCTCGCATCCTTCCCTAATCTTTTTCATCTTGTCATCAGCAATTACTTTGTCCTTAATTTGCCGTAGGTTCGCTCCGGATTTGCAAGTGATGATACGGTTAAGGACTTGCTTCCTAGGCATTTCTAGGCTAAATATGCCGCATTTTGTGCCATCCTTGTAGGCTGATCGAGCTACAATATTTATAGCCAACTGGGATTTACCACAAGATGTAGGAGCAGAGATAACCACAACCTCGCCGGCTCCGATACCTCCGTTGCCTAGCTTCTCGTCTAGGTGTGGGATGTGGGTCTTGATTACGTCCTCTTTCCATTCGCCGGATAACTGCTGNTCNAACTCTGTTTGAAGTTCGTCAANAGCAGAACTGATGGTCATATCAAAACCAGTTGTGGTTTCTAAGTCCAAAAGGTTACCCTCTACATCTGCACGAATACTATCAGTACTATCTGATTCGTCCTCGGCTTTCTCAAGAGCAACCTTGAAAGTTCTAATCATCTTCCGAAGGTTTGATTTCTCCTTTACTACATTGGCACAGTTCTGGGCATCTAAGGTAGATGTGTGCTTGCTCAATAAAGTTTCAATCATTGTCATTCCGTCAACGTCCTCAAAGGTAGAGGAACGTTTAAGCTCCTCTACTAATGAGATTTCGTTTAAGGGTTCGCCTTTTTTGGCGAGTGAACTGACACTTTGAAAAACTAAGTTATGTTTAAAAAGATAAAAGTCTTCTGCTCTTATCTTATGAGCAATGCTGTCATAGAAGTCACTGCTTCCGTCAGCCAGACAGTGAGCAAGGAGTCTCTCCTCGGCATCCACATTCTTCGGTATCTTTAATTCGTTTTCTTCCATCATCTATTTGTTCTTTCATAATTCTTAGACACTGTCCTAAGTACCTAAGGTGATTCTTTTTTTCAATTTCGATTTTGTTTTCAGTTGCCTCGTTTTGTAAGTGTAATGCGAGCTCAACTCCGTCATATAGATTGTTAAGAAGTTTGTTAGTCATAGAGTATTATCATATCATTTGAGTCCATTTTTAGTTTTGAATATCATCCAATTCTGGTGGTAACTTGTTGTCTTCAATGGCTTTAAGTGTCCATAGCCAACAAGCCATATTCCAAAGTACTGCTCCGAAGTGATCCTCGGAAGTGTCCTTATCTCTGCATTGCATAAGATGTCTATACGCCGCATCGCAGTACCGAGATGTAGGAATACCCTTCCTCCAGTTATCGGCTCCGTACTTAGTAGCTCCGTCCTCGAAGCGTTTAGCCATAGCCATAATTGCACAAGTGGGTATCATACTGGGCATACCTTTGCCCTTCATAGAGTCTCGAACCGCCCCCGTATCGAAGGCGGTTCTAGCTCCAGAATCCGGTAAAGTATCAGCCATTAGAACGGATCTTCTTCAGCTGCTACTGCTTCTTTCTTAGTCTGCTTCTGGGATTCAGATACAGATAAGGAGAAGTACTTACCTACTTTATCGCTTGTCTTTACCCAAGCGGCTAATTGATAGTCAGTGCCATCAACGTTTACAGTGCCACGAAAGTCTGGTTGACGTTCGTTTTCTTTATCATTTTTGAACAATGCACCCTTGTTCGTATTATCGTATTTACTCATATTATATATATTATAAAATTACATTAAGTCATCGAAGGCATCTGTCTTTTGAACTGCCTTTGTTGGTGTCTTAGATTTAGCAACGGCTTTCGGTTGGGATTTGCCGTGGTCATTAGTAGCGTCCGGATCTTTTGTATCATCGATACATAGTAATCCATTGAGAGCGTACTTACGAGCGTAAGAACTAGCAGAGCCAGTAATCTGTGCATCGTCCATACCTTTCTTTACTTCTGCTTCACGAGCAAAAGCNGTNGTCTCAACTGAGTTATCGTGTTCAGTNTCAGNGATACGAGCCGTAGCTTTTACATANACNCGTCCGCCGATCTCAACAACNTCATCTTGNACTGTCAAAACNCACTGCCATTCNGCGAGTAATGGTTTGACTGCTTCTAGTATATCTTCGGCTGATCTGTATTTGTATCCGCCGAACTTATTAGTTTGCCCCTTAGGAGCTTTAAGGGATGATTGAATCCCTTGGAGTTTTTGTCTGATATTTTTAGTCATATTTTCCTTTCAGTATTTTTTTGTATAAATCTGTTCTCTCTTTTGCGTTGGAACATTTCGAGATGTCGTCTCTGTTTGTGCCAAATTTCATAAGGATGTCAAGCTGTAAATCCTTGTTTAGTGAAAAAAATCTTTTGTACAGTTGGCGGAATCCTTCTGGGTGAATGATGTGAGTATCCTCTTGTTCAAGATACGAAGCCATATTACGTAGGATAGTTGGCAGAGATGCCCTCTTAGCGTCACGAGAAAGCCTCTTAAAGGCGTTTTCTATACGTCCGAGTAGGGCATTACCTTCTGAGGATACAACGCCACGTACAAAGCCACTGGTGTGGTCGTGGTCTACTACCCAATTCGAGGTTTTGTACTCAACAAGTGGGCATTTTGTGGGTGCATTCTTCTTACGCCACTGTGCTAATTTACTTTGAGGTAGGTACTTCATTCACTTCGAGGATTTGTATTCTTGCTCCTTTTTTGGTAGTGCCATAACCATTTTTATCTGGTTTTGTAGGACATAAATACTTAATGGCTTGTGCTTTGTCGTTTGCCCACCTAAGTGTATAACCTCGATACTCCGATGGCATATCATCGTGTTTGTACAATATCTCAAATTTTCTCATATATTAATTTATTCTGGGTTGTAGTGTGATCCCTTGGATAAATTATCTTTAGCCCAAAGGGGTTGTAAATTTGTGTAATGAAAACATTCTCTTTGTTGTTCTGGCTCAGACAAATCAAAACTGGAACAAGGTCTAATGTGGTCAATGTGCCATCCGTCTTTGCCATAATTATCCCAAGACATACCGTCTGTAAACTTTGATTCAATGTGATTCTTTAAATCAATTTCGGTGCATCCAATCAAATCTAAAGTACGATCAACTTTTTTTAATTTTTTCAATACACTTCTTACTCTTAACCTTTGATTATGAATTAAAACATAAGTAGGATTTTCTCTACGCTTTTTCATATATTGCTTATGTAGAGATGGATTTCTTTTGTGCATTTCTCTAGTTATTTCTAAAGTTCTGCGGTGTCTTTCATCAAATTCCTCTTTATCAAACCATTCCTCTCCATCTTTGGATGAATCCTTATATCTCCAAAATAGTTTTCCATCCTCTCTTTTGTCTCCACGCTTTAATGTTCTTTGTTCCTTAGGTGGTCTATTATCTTTCCGCTTAGGAATAGCTTCTTTATATTTTATAAAATCTTCTTCACTTAACCAATGTTCACCGTTGATTGAAGATCTATTGTAAGACCAGAAGATCATACCATCTTTACGAATGTCTCCTCGCTTTAATTTTCTTAATTCTTCTGGTGGTCTGTTGTCTTTTTTGGTATTCATATATAGTCACTTTAACACAAGTGTCAATATAGAGTGTCTCATATACTTTCGTTGCTGTACATTATAATAAATCCTTGACCAGCGTTGACTCCCATTACATTGTAGTCAATCCATTCAACTGCTTCCTCTTCTGTCATTTCACTATCCTCAATGAAGCACTCAATCATTCGATCGTAATCGTAGATGTAGTACCCATCGTGGCTGACTCCGACAATAGCGTAATCGAGTCCGTCAAATTGTATAGCGTCCTCGGCGTGTATTAATTCTTCGTAGTATTCTAAGTTTGGGTTATCCATTTTTCTTTTT